CAGAACACCATCTATCACCTCAAACGCCACGCCATCACCACCATGCTCGATGAACTGGACCCGGCCACCGCCGCCCTATTCAGTGGCCACCGCTGCCAGGATCAGGTCCTGCGCTACTCCCGCACCAACCGCCTCAAAGCCAGCGAAGCCCTCAAACATTTAGGCCATTAGCCAATGGGTAGCAGGATTGCTACCCTTGCTACCCATACCCGCACCATCAAATCATCGTTTTTTCAATGCCGGATGAGGGAATTGAACCCCCGACCTTTGCTTTACGAATGATCTGAAATCCCTGGACTTACATGGTTTATGGTTGCTCTGCTACCCAGGTCTATTTCTGTTCCTTCACCGGTCTTCCCCATGCCTGGGGACGTTCCTCCATCGACTTCCTGAACCTGGCTGCCAGCTCCTGCACCTTCTTCAGCCGATCCTCGCGTTCGTCTCCATTGGCCTCTCCGACCTTCTTAGCCGCGAACCGCAGGGCCTGGATGCGCTTATCCTGCCCCAGTCCCAGGCCCGCCGCCCGGTCCATGACCCAGTCCACATCCCTACTCGACCAGGCGTTGGGCTGCTTCATGACGCCAGTGATGGTCCCGGCCCACCATTTCGCATCCTTGCCGGTGGCGGTGGCCAGGCGTCCCCAGTTGCCCAGGTAGCCCTCCAACAGGTGATCCAGGATCCGGGCGTCCTGCCCGGTCAGGTCTTGTAGTTCCTTGCTCATGGCGGAAGCCCGTTGGGTATCGCGGCGTTCCACGTCCAGGCCCTGCTCCCAGGCCGGAATGATGTTCCGATCGCGGAAGGTATCCCAGTTGGTCGCCGCCTCGACCAGCGGGGCGAATCCGCCCATCAGCGATCCCACGTCATTGATTGGCAGCAAGGCCCCGGCCATTGACTTACCATACCCGTCCAGGGCATGCTTGGCCGCCTGTTCGTCGCCCTCTACATTGGCCATGACGTAATCCGCGATGCGTTCCGCTCCCGACCAGAACACCCCATGTCCGTATTCCTTGGGTATGGCGATGTACCCGCCCGTTCCATCCGGGATCATGTAATGGAAGTCCCGGATCGCCGGTTGGATCTGCCGCCATTTGCGTTCCTCATCGTCGCCGCCCGCAACCTTGCGCAGCAGGTTCAACAGAATGCCCAGCCCGGCCATCACCCCCATGGTGATGACGTAGCGGTTGACGAATGCCCTCCACAATTTTTCCGGCACGGTTCTTCCGGTTTTTATGTATTCGACTACCTGTTTCCATTTACGCATCGTCACAGCAAGGCCCTGAATGGCCGGATTGAAGAACAGAATCACGCCGGTCATCTGCCGTCCGTACCGGCCTTTCTCGGCAAAGTCGATCAACCCCCGGCTCTTGTCCCCGGCATACAGCAAGGCGTCGTACTCGCTCATGCCCTGTTTCAGAGCCTTGGCGTAGGCTGACCGGAACTCAGCGTTGCGATTGAGTCCTTCCATGGCCGCCCCGCCTTTTTCCAGCCATCTCCACCAGTTTCTAGGACTCATCACCCGCACGGCCCGTCCGCTCCAGCCCTGGCGTTGCAGGTCATCCAGGTGCTTCCACAGTTCGCCGGCCAGGACCGCTCTTCCCTCGACGTACCCGCTGAATGATGCTCCGGCCAAGGCCCGCAGCTCGTCCACCCTCCGGTCGCCATCCAGGGTTTTCAGTTTCCCGTAACTCTTAAACACGTCCGCTAGGCCGGAACCGGTCGCGGTTTCGCTGACCACCAGGCGCGATTCGGTGTCGCGAAAGGCGTTGCGCAGCCAGAACGCCGGGAAATTGACGATCCCGCCCCGCATCAGCCGGGTGATTCCACCCCACACCTTCGCCAAGATCCAATCCGACCCCAGCATCCGGGCGGCCTCCAGGCTAGCCTCAATGTCCGGATGGAACACCCACCACTGCGTCTCCCCATTATCCCGCACCGCATACGGCTTCCGGCCGTTGACGGTCTGTTGCCCCTGTTTTCTGGCCTCCTTTACCACTTCGTCCGGGACCACATGCCCCAGGTCATGGAGCACGATCCGCTTGCCCTCGTTGCTGCTCAGCGGTTTGACCAGGGCCAGCATGGACTCATTGCGATCGGCCCTGGCGATGGCGTTCAGGGTGCCCTCGATCAGGTTGGCCAGCGGGTTGCCGATCATCCGGGTTGATCCGGTGAACTTCTTTCCGGGCAGGATGGTTTGCGTATCTCGATCGAACTGGCGATGGGTGTCGATGTAGAACGAAAACACCTCGCCGGTGTCCGGATCCACGATGGTATCTCCGTCCACCATCCGTTGCAGTTGATCCCCGCTGAACACCCCCTTGCCGGCCATGTAGGTCAGCACCTGTCGCGACCAGGCGCGATACCGGCGCAGGAACTCCTTGAGATTCTTGCGTTCGGCCTTGGCCTGCGGATCGGCCTGAGCCGCCTGTTCCCGTTCCTCCAGGGCGGTCCGGGCCTGATCGTAGTCATTGACCAGCCCACCGCCGATGCCGGTCAGGGTGGCCACCTTTTCCCGCGCCTCGCGGATCAGGGTGGTTCCGTACTGGTTGGTCAACGGGGCGAGGGTCCGCATCAGTTCCAGGTGTTCCGCGCTGGGGAACCGGTCGCGCTTCTTGCGAGCCTCTGCACGATCCTGGATCTCCACCAGCGGAGCCTTGGCGAACGTCATCAGCTCATGCTTCAGGGCCGCTGCCGTTCCGCTGTCCTTCACCACCTCCGCAAAGGTCTGGATCAGGGCCTCGATGTCCGCCTGGCTCGCCAGCCCATCCACCGCGTCGGCCACGTCGGCCATGAAATCCGCCGCCCTGGCCCCGGCCGCCTGCATGATCTTCGATCCCCGGCCATAGGTACGCTCCTCGATGCCCATGGCCAAGGCCTGGTCGATCAGGCGCAGCGTCTCCTGCGGATCTTCCGCCGTCACCGGGTCCAGCAGCCAATCCCAGTTCATCCGCTGCCCGGTCTGGTGGTCCACCACCGGCCGCAAGGCGGCATCGGTCAGCCCCTCGTTGAAGATCATCCGCAGCACCTTGCCATCCGTGCCGGCCAGCAACCGGTTCAGGATGCGGAAATTGTCGCTGGGTGCCAGATCCTTCTCATCCTTGCCCTGACGTTCCCAGGCCTCCAGGAATCGGTTGTAGGCCGGGGCGAACACGTTCTGCCAGTTGAACCGCGTCCGGGTCCAGAATCCCATCCGCGTCTCCGGGATCCGCGGCCGGCTTCCTCCGGCATCGTCCCCGACCACGCCCGACCACATGCCCCTCACAAATCCCATCGACCGCTCAAAGGCATTGGTCCCCTTGCTGGCCTCGGCCAAGGCCGCCGGCAGGTTCACCAGCCCGGCCAGATTCTGCGCCAGGCTGCCGCGCTCGATCACCTGGGCGATGCCTTCGACGTTGGCCACGGTCCGCTCGCTATCCGGCAGGCCCAAAAAGGCCCTGGCCGCGTTCCCGTAGTCCTCCATCGCCTGGCGCACCGCACCCGGAATCCCCTGCCGCATGACCTCTGCCAGGGCCGGTCCTCGGCTCTCGGCTTCTGCCGGGTTCACAATCCACCCGCGCAGGAACTCTGCCCAACCCTCGTTGTCCAGATACTTCTGCCGTTCATCCTTGGTCAGTCCGTGGGGCGGCTCCGATCCGAACCGAGCGAACTCGGCCAGTTGCAAGGCCATCCCGGCCGTCCCCTCGGTCGGCAGTTCGAATGTCCACGCAACCTGGTGCGAAATCTCATGGGCGGCGTTCTCTAGATCCCCATGACGCCGCAAGGCGGTCAATCCGGTATTGGGATCAAACACCCCGCCTGTTCCGGCCGGGGCCTCGCCCTCATACAGTCCAGGATCCCCGGCCCCGGCATCGACCATCGCCTGCCGCAGATTGCGGATCACCGTCTTCAGTTTGTCCACCGTGGCCGGGGCATCCGGACTGCCCTTGGGGATGGGGGCCACCTTGATCCGATTCCCTGCCGCCTGTTTCGCCGGGGCCGCCTGCACGGGTTGAGGACCCGGTACGCCTTCCGTACCCGGTACGCTCGCAACGGGGACCTCCACCGGATCCACGGCATACCCCAGCCGCCTCAGTTCCTCCCGCACCGCCTCGATGTCTTCCACAGCCGCGGCAATCAGACCCTCAATCACCGCCTGCGGATCCGGCGTCAGGGCCATGTGCTCGCGGATCTTCTCTTTCAGCAGATCGGGCACCTGGGCCAGATCCAAGCAGCGTGCCAAGGTCGGCATGTCTATCCCTCCTCGATGGCCATGACGATCGCCAGGGCCATCAGCATCAGGTCATCGTCGCTCAGATCCTGGCGTTTGATGGGGATCCACACCTTGCGCGGTGTTGGCATCCTGCGGAGCGGACCGCCCACCTGGATCGTCCAGGGCCGTTCGCTGATCAGATACCCCTCGGTCGCCCGGGGCAGCGTTCCGGATTCCAGGAATCCTCCCAGGGCCACGGAGCGCACGAACATATCAGGACCTCGTCACGGTGGTGGTTGTCACCCCATCACCTGACAGCGCCAGCACCAGATCCCCGGCCACCCGGCTGGTCGGCGTCACCGTCATCGGATGTCCCACCTCCAGGCCCTGGATCCGATACAGATCATACACCTGATCAGCCAGAGCCAGCCCCACCGGATCGGTCCAGGGATTTGCGGCAGAACCTGCGGCGTTGACCTTCTCGCCCATCGTTCCTGGCTCATTATTGCTGGCCGCCATGGCGCTCCACACCGCACGGGCGATCCCGGCCGGCGTAAGACCTGATTCCTCGGTCGTAGCGGTCATCCAGCCCAGCGCCCACGGCTGCACCGTGCCCGTCACCGTCACCGTGGCCTCGGCCACCATACCGCCCAAAGCGCCGATGTTGCAGCTCCCGCTCAGGGTCAATGTCCCGACCGCGGTCGAACTGACCACGGCAGCGATCAACGCCAACCCTCCAACCTCGATCGTCCCCAAGGCCACCCCGCCCGCGATCAGACCACCCACCGCGATGGCTCCCACCTCCATGGTGCCTACGGCCACCATGTTTCGGCCCAGCGCCCCATCTGCACCACCGCTGATCGTGATCCTGCCCAGCCGATACGAAGCCATCGCCCCACCGGTCACAGCCGGCATGATGGCGTTCTCGCAGCCGTACCCGCTGGGAACGGCGGCCAGCGGACCGAAACACATACGATCCGTCTGGATCACCGCGGACGGCGACACCTGCGATGGAATGGTCCCATTGATCAGGATGTTATTGCAGGTCCGGTTCTGATTACAGCGGTTGCCCCACAGCATGATCAGCCCCAGCCCAGGTCCAGATGCCCCTGGAAGATGCTCGATGCCGCCGCCGCTGCTCCCGGCAGATAGAGCCAGGACAGGCAAGCCCCGTCCGGAATGATCGTCTTGGCCGGAACGTTGAACAGGAATGACCGTTCACCCGGCGCACCCACCGCTACCAACGGCACCGACAAGATCGGATTACACAACACCATGCACCCGGTCAGTGTCGTAGCCCCGCCATAAGCGGTCGAAAGCTGCATGCTGTTGACCCGCTTGATTCCGGTGTCTCCAGCATTCAACGGCAGAAACAGCCCAGGAAGATTGGCTTGCGGCCCGGCATGCACGATATGCGCCACGGTCGGCTTGTTGGTGGCACCAGTCAGAAAGTCGATGGTCATGCCACTATAAGCGGCATCGTTATCATCTTGATCTCGATAGTTGAACACCGACATGCGCGGGGTTCCGGTGGGGTTGCCGCTCTGCGTGGTGACCAGCAAGAAAGCCCGCAGACCCTTGCCATCCGTGTGCCGTGTCAGCGACAGGGTATTGGTGAAGGTCTGCAACGATGTGCTTTTCAGATCAATCCCTGGATAATACAGGGCGATGTCCATCAGCATGGCGATGCCGGGGGCGCTATTCGATCCGATGGCCTGCATGGCGGCATTGAGCACCTGCTTGGTGTCGGTACTCACATTACCGCCATGGGGGATCCCCCATCCCAGCGTATCGTCCGGCACCGTCGCGGTCAGAGCCGTTCCAGAGTAGGCGTTGGTGTTCGGCGGGTTACCGGTGCCCTGCGCCAAATCGTAGGCGTTCCCCGCGACCATTGCCACGGAACTCGTCATCTTGAAAAAATCAGCCCGGAATCCCTTTCCGGCCGCCAGTTCACTGGTCATGTCGTCGATGGATGTGAAAGCCATGGTTACCCCCAGATGGTGGTGATGGTTGCGGTCAGTGTTTGCGGAGTGCCGGCTACCGTTCCGATGGCCAGCATTCCCAGATATGCCCCCTCTGCGATGGGCGGCAGATGCAGTCGGTCCAGCAGATAGTCCGCCTCGCAGGGCGACACCGTGGCCTCGGCCATCCCCACGGTTTCCAGCGGTTTGCAGATCACCAGAGCCACAATGCCACCGGCCGCTGCCAGCACCTCGATCGCCTCGATCGAGCGCACGCCAAGATCACCGGCAGCCAACGGCATATACGGACCGCACGGATAGTTGACAGCCACGCCGGCCAGGGCGCTTGATGCCAGGCTGCCGGCGCTTGACGAAAAATTGAGCGTCACGTACACCTGCCGGCCAGGCACGCCGGCCTCATTGGTATATGTGATCAGGCAGTCCGCATAAAAAGATCCAGCTCCCTGCACCACCGCCATGATGCGGCATCCCCTGCCGCCATGCCTGGGGATGGAGATGGGGTTGACCAGATTTTGCAGCCCGCCGTCCCCGTCAATGAAGGGGTAGTACATCACCACATCATGCAGCAGGAACTGTCCGATGCCGATGGTCGTTGCTGGCGGAAGCACCAGGAATTGGTGCAGATACCGCGTTTGCCCGTCTGCCACCGCCGGCCCCACGTCGATACCATCCATGCCGTTGAGCACCGCCGCGGTCAATGGAGTGCTTGCATAGTAATTGCCCGCCGGAATCCCGCTCGCATAGCTCAGATCGGTCCAGCACGAAGCCGGCATATACGGTCCATTGCGACGCAAGATCCCAGTCCAGCACCGTCCGGCCTGGTAGGCTGCCGCCACATCCGCCACCGTCTCGATCATGTCAGTCGGCCGCGATGGTCAGATCGCCAGCGGCGATCTGCGGTTGGATGTTCTGATTGATCGCCAACTCGGCCGCCAGCGCCGCGATGATGGCTTGATTCACTGCACCGCTGGCGGTGTCCACCACCACCACGGCCCGCCCCGTCTGCGTGGCCCCGGCATCGGTGCGCTTGCCGAACTGGATCAGGGCGGCATTCGTGAAATTGCTTCCGTTGTCCGTCCAGGCGCTGGCCTTGGTCAGCGCCACCCGGGCATACCCGGTATAGGTCAGTTCAGACGCCAGCGGATCAGCCTCGTCAGGGCTAGCCAGCGACACCAGGGCCAGGTACTGCGTTGCCGCTGACCGATAGCTGGGGTCCGTGCCCTGAAGGTGCATCTTCAGAGTCGCGTTTTCGGTGGCATTGGACATGCTCATGTTTTGTTCCTCTCATGGAACATTGGGTTGGTTACGGATCGCTTCCGCAATCTCTGGTGCTTCATGCTCATCCGCGATAGCGGCGTCGGTTTCGCGCTGCTCAATCACGGTTTCGGTAAGCACCTTGAAAAACTCATTTTTTCGCGGGCAATGGCTGCCTGCGCATTGTTCAAGATCGGCCATGATCTTGATAATCCTTTTGGAATCTACCCCGCTCATGGTTGAACCCCCACCCGCACCGTCATCCCGGTGGTGCTCCCGCGCTCGTCCTTGTTGATTTCGACGGTATAGGTCCTTGTCGACCCGCTCAGGGCCTTGGCCACCTCGCTGGCCACGATTTTGGCAATGTTCTGCGCATCTGCCCGAGGCTGGTTGGCCTCGCGCACATCTCGCAGCATTTCCCGGAATGCTTCCACAACATCCCTCGGATTGCTGTCTGGTTCATGCCGCGGCTCTGGCCTCGGTTCCTGGGGCACCACCGGCGTGGCCGGCATCTTCCGCAACGGCATATTCAACCGCCCAAGCATCGCAGCACCCTCCTGAGCGCAGCCAGGTCTTCGCCCAGCTCCCCGGCCAGCGCCTTGGCCACCCGGTATCCCTCGCCCTCGATCTCCAACCGCAGGTCATCCGGCACCTTGGCCAAAGCCTCCCCGCTGATCCTCTCGGCTTCGCGCAGGGCGCTGGCCAGATCCTGGGCTTGGGCCGCATCCGCGACTTTGGATCCGATCGACACCACCCCAGTCAGCGGATCGACCCGCATCCCGTCGCCTTCCACCAGGACCACCCGCTTGAACCTTCGGCCCTCGCGGATGCCTTCCATGCGGCCGGGCAAGTCCTTTTTTACGATTTGTCTCGTCGGTGCATCCGGGTCTGCGGCTTGCCGTCTGCTCTGTCTCTCCGCGGCTGCCAATGCTGCCACTTCCTTGGGCTTCCGTCCCGTGGCGTCTTCGCCCGGGATCCGATGCGGAGCCTCCTGCACTGGCTGGTCCTCGTTTTCCTCCGGTTCCCCCAGCCGCGCCAGCGGCCGATCCGCCAGGATCCGTTCCCACACCGCCGGTTGCCCGAAGGGCAGGAAATAGCGGTAATTCCACTCCTTATAGACCGCATCCACCCCGGCATTTTCCAGCGATCCGCGCCACGTATCCAGCTCCCGGCTGGATGACTTGCCAGTGATCTCGGCCCGCATCTCCCCGCCAAAGCGCACCCGCTTGATCTTCCAGCCGTTTCTCAGGACGGCCGTCTGCCCGTTCTCCACGGCCTGCATCACCTCCGCTGGTGCCAGGATCTTGGCATTCGCATCGGCCACCCCCAGGTCCTGCATCACCTGATCGATCTGATACGGCTGGATGACGCGCCCCAGGATGGACCGACCATCCTGCAAGGTCGCTCGCATGGCCCGCACGTCCGTACTCGGCAGACGATCCCACACCGGCAACAAGGCACCGGAAAACAGGTGCATGGCTTCGACCCTGAACTCCGGAGCCTTGGCCAACTCGTCAGACCATAGGCTTCTCGCCGTCTCCTCGTCGATCTGTCGGTATTTTCCGAACTCAGACCGAGGAAGAAGGTCAGAAAATCCATTGATGCCGATCTTGGAATAGGTCGTTTCGATTCGTCCCTGTTTATCGGTCTTTGTTCTGTCGCTGCTTGACAGGATCCATACCCGATTGCTGCGTTCATGACGAACAAAAGAGACTTCCCCGGATCTGGACCAATTCCTGCCATTTGCCAGAGCCTGATCGAAGTCGATGGTCTTGTTCCGTTTCGATACCTGCAAGTCATGCCGGATGGTCGTGGCCCCGCTCTTGGCATCGGTATGGACCACCTGCTGCCCGGTTTCCTCGATCTTGTCGGCCTTCAGGGTTTCCAACCCCACGTCCAGGGTGCCATTGGCCTTCTGAATCTCGATGGTCTTGTCCAACCGCTCCTGGAAGGCGTCGAACACCTGGTTCTGCATGTCGGTGCTCAGACTCAGCATGCGGTTCAGGAATTGCCGCATTTCCGGGGTTTCCACCTTCCCGGATGCGCCATCCCGGATCGCCAATCCCGTCTCGGCCTCAAACTCCGCGACACTGACCCCAGGGATCTTCCCGTAGGCCAGATCCTTGGTGAACCAATCCAGGGCCGTCTCGGCGGCATCGCTCTCCAGGTTGTCGGCCGCGCTGAACAGCCCCCCGGATCCGGCCTGCCGCTGGCCCTTGGTCAAGGCTCCCAGTTGATCCAGGCGTCTGGCGATGGTGGAAATAAACCGCTTCTGCGCCCGCAAATCGGTCGAAGTCAGGATGAAGGTAGGCGGCTGGGCCTGATTGGTCCGATGGCTGCGCCCCAGGCCTTGCAGGGCGCTGTCCGCCCGCCATCCCGGTTGCAGCACGTAATGCCGCCGGGGCCGCTGGTTCTTGGCCTTGCGATCGGCGTGGAAGCTGAACCCGGTGCCACCGGCCGCGCTGAAGATCAGGATCTTGCGTTTGTCATCCTGGAACTCGGCCGCCTCCTTCATGGCCTTGGCCTGGGATCGTTTCTCCTGCACCGTCTTCCAGGATCCGTCCGCCTGCTTCTTGCCGACCACCCGCACCGTGCGGCCCGACACCTCGGCCACCTGATCCGGCCCGAAGGCCGCCAGGATCTGCTCCATCGGCCCGTCCGGGGTGCGGATGTCTGCCAGGTTCTTCAGCAGTTGATTGCGCATGGCCACGGCCTGGGGGTTCTCCACCAGGTTGCCCTTGCTGTCCTTGACCGGCTCCGACGTGGTATTGCCATTTTTGTCCGTGACCTCCTGGTATTGCACGGTCGGAAAGCCGTTCTTCACCGCCTGCATCAGCATCTCACGCGGCGTCAGGTCCAGACTGGACAGGTCATCCTCGTCGTCATCTTCTTCTGCCTGTTTTGCCTCCCTGGCCTGCAAGGCCCGCTTGGTGGCCGCTTCGTTGGTGTTCACCAGTTGCACCACCGGGGCATCGCCGCGTTCCAGATCGGCCTGCATGCTCTGGATCACCGCCGGCATCTGCATGCCGGTCAGCACCTGGTTGAAGAATCGCTGGTGAGCGTTCCAGAACGCCCCGATGGCGTTCTTTCTGGCGTCTCGGTTCTTTCCCTGCCGCGTCGATTCCAGGGCGGCCCAGATGTTGCGCAGCACCACCTGCCAGGCCTTGGCCAGCTCATTGTAGATGGCCGTCTGATCCTCGGTCAGGTTATGGGTCAGGCGCTCATAGCCCACCCCGCGAAAGCTGATCGACCGGGCCAGATACCGGCCGGTGGCCTTCAGATCCCGGGCCACGAGTTCCATGCCCGCCAGACCAGACGCCGCAATGTCATTGATGAACGCCTTGGCATCGGCAAAGGCCGTCCCATCGCCCCACAAGCCCAGGCGCGTGGCATAGGCCAGGTTGCTCACCTCGGTGGCTCCGGTGGCGCTCACATACAGCACCCGAGCCTTGGGCAAGGACTGCTGCAACAGCAAACCGGCCAGCGCCATCTGCGACGGTTTCTTGACCCCACGCCGACCCTTGATGGCCACCGCATTTCCCATGTTGTGGGCCTCATCGAAGGCGATCACCCCGTCAAAGTCCTTGCCCAGCCACTCCACCAGTTGCTGGATGCGACCGCCCGGTTTGACCTCTTTCCCATGGTCAGCATTGGCCAGGGCATCCTGCGCCCCGGATTTGGTGGCCAGGGTTTTGTAGCTGATAAAGGCGATGCCATTGCGTGGCGGGATTTTCCCCGTGGCCTTCACGTTCTTGATGGCAAACAGATCCTCGGCCTTCCCGCCGAGTCCGGTCCAATCGCGTTGGGCATCCGCGATCAGTCCCGGCTTCATGCTCACCCACACCGCCCGCTTCCGGCCATGGTTGGCCTGATCCAGGATCACCCCGGCGATGGTGCGGCCCTTGCCCACCCCGGTCCCGTCCCCGATGAAATATCCTTGCCGCTGACCATTGGGCAGCAGGTTTTCCATGGCCGCCCCGGCCCGGACCAACTGCTCCAACTGGGCATCCGACAACCTTCCCTCGGTGATGACCTTCTGGTCCAGCCGCGGTTCATAGGTCACCCGCGGAGCCTTCACCGACGCCATGGCCTGCGATTCCACCAGCTCGGCAGGATGCGGCTTGGTTCCTAGGATGGCCAGAGACGGTTTGTAGGTGGCGTAGGTTTCGCCCTGATCCTCAACCGGCCCGCTGTCGGCCTGCTCTACTCGGACGGATCCGTGACCAGGCTGCTCAACGTGTCCAGCAGGTAGGTCCCCGCGCTTTCCAGATCCATCTGCGACAGTTCCTGCGGATCCACGTCCTCCAGGGCCGCCATCGCTCCCTTGGGATTCTGGTTCAGATCGCTGACCAGGCAGTCGATTCCGTCGCGGTCCAGGGCGTCGATCCCCCGATACCGGCGGTACAGTTCCGGAAACTGCTCCAGGGCTTCCGCCACCAGGCTCGCCACTCCCAGGCTTCCCGGCTGCACCGTCTTCTTGTCCTTCTCCAGAATCGCCTGGGCCGCCCGATTGAGCGGGTGGCGGTTCAGGGTTTCGCGCAGCTTGAACAGGCGCTTGACGTCCATCGCGGACTCCTTTGAGCAGTGTACCCAGTTCAGCCAGCGATGCCACCGTTCCCGTCACCGCCGCCTGCGTTCCCAGGGGCGTTTCCCCCTCGGCCGGCTTGTCGATGACCAGCAGCCGGGTCCCGAAGGTGGTGCCATACTTGTGGTACACCGTCCCCGGCACCTCGATGTTGGCCCGAACATGCGCTTGCCGTCCCAGCGTGGCCCACCACTCACGGTAAGCCTTGGCGTTGAAGGCCATGCCTTCGCCCACGATGGCCACCAGCCGGCCGCCCGGCGGCAGCAGTTGGAAGGCTTGCTCGATGTGCCTGGCCCCGGTCAGGAGGTCCCGCTTGTCGGTTCGCCCGGCGGTGGCGCTGAACGGCGGGTTCATCACCACCACGCCCGGCTGCGGCTTGCCCTGGGCCGAATAGATCGCCGCCAGATGGTCGGCGTTCTCCGTGGTCATCTCAATGCCCAGCGTCTCGGCCAGCTTGGCCCGCCGCTCGGACAGTTCATTGCCCAGCACCCGATCCCCGGCCATACGCCCGAACACCGCCAGCGACCCGGTTCCCACGGATGGTTCCAGGTACACCTCACCCGGCCGCAGGTTGGCCACCCAGTTGGCCATGAAGGCGTAGCTGGGCGGCGTGCTGAATTGCTGGTGCGAGATCTGCTCCCCGGTCCTGGCCGTCTGCGTCGGCAGGTCACGTTCCAGATCGGCCATGAACTTCAGCCCCTCGGCTGGGCTGTCGGCCGTTGGGCTGGCCAGATGGGGGTGCCGGGCAATGACCTTGTTCACCGCCAGTTGCAGCGCCTCGTAGGCGTCCTGCACCTTGTAGGCCCCCTGGCCCTGCGTCCCGCCAAAGGCCTGGTCGCAGATCCGGAACAGCTTTTGCCAGTTCAGGGCTTGGCCGGCCTCATCCAGGGCATCCGCCAGGGCCTCGGCCGCGGCTATGGTGCGGGTGACTTGATCCTGGGGGTTTCGCACGACCGGCGCAGGCATGTCCACAGGCTGCGTTGGGGGAGCTTCCTCTGCTCCTGGACTCGACTTTGGAGCACCAGGTGCAGCGTCATGCGGGAGATCCTGCGCTGTACGATCCGGCATTGCCGGTGCTGCCGCAGGACGTTCCGACTCAGGGCGTGTAGATTCAGGGCGAACTGACGCAGGTGGTTGTTCGGCATGTTTTTTCTTTTTTGATTTAATTTGCACCACGTCTTTAGATCCTACATTATTAACCCTAACTAGAAAATTACCATTCCATTGCCTTTCATAATTTGGCCAACCGCTTGTTTCTTTAGTGTTATTATGGATTGTTTCAATTTGATCTGGTGTCAGGCCAAAATTGACAAGACTATGCCATTCAGACTTGAGTTTTGTGCCGTCACTAAAATAAAAAACCGGGTCTGACCTACCTAAACCAGCTTGTTCCGTAGTTATTTTTACCAACGTTGTTTTGCGCCATGCTTCACCATTTATCGCTCCTGCGGCAGCAGCAAGCGACTCAAATGTTTTTCGATTTATTTCACGTATAGAACCAACCTCATACAAAGGCTCTCCATCGCTTCCTTTTTCCTTGAGCAGCTTTCCGGTATAGAAATGCAGTTTCCCACTGTGAAACCAACCTCCAGTATCATGGGTATCGTTATCTAGTGACACCGAACGCAACATTGATATTCCGGCTTCCGGTCTATTTTCTGCGCTGTTCCAACTCGGACGTTCTGGATCTGCAATATTCCAGCGATAACCAACGGCATATCCTGGTGGCAATGTCCATTCATTATTGCTCGTTGACACGTCACTTTCGTCTTTTATCGTTTCGTTCTCGTCGCCTTCACCGGCGCGGATAGAAACGCCAGCAACACTGGCCTGATCGGCTTGTCCGATCTTTTGACCTTGGTCCATGCGACCAAGGTCATTTTTATTACCGGGTTTTGCTTCCGTACCCGGTGTGGCGTCCTGGGCCTTCTTCACGAACCCCCGCACCCGCGCCCCCAGGGCATGGATGCTAGGATCCGCTCGGTGATCCTTGATGACCTGCTCCCAGGCTTTGACCCGTCCGGGATCGCTGGGCAGCTTCAGCATGCCGAACTTCCCGTATTCCTCCCCGATGGCCCGCTCGATGGTGGCATTGGCGGTGGATGGCGTGTTCTTCAGGGCGTTCTGCACGTCCGGCCGCTCGGCCACGGCCCGCGACAGGTCGATGGACGCCTCGGTCACGGATCCGGGTTCCACAGCGGGCGTTGTGGGCTTCAGAACGGGCTTGCTGGCCAACTGCTCATCCAGCGTGGCCTGTCCCTCGGCCGGCGTGGCCGGTTTCGGCGTCACCTCGCCTTGGCGTCCCAGGGTCTTCAGGATGGCCTTGGCCTTGCTCACCACCTTGGGCGGCTTGTCGTTCTTCTTCTTCTTGGGCCGCTGGGCCTCCCGCCGCAGCACCTCCACCGCGCTGTCCCCCAGCAGTTCCTGATCCTCCGGCTTCATCGTCTGAATGTCCGGGATCTTCGGGGCCATGCTGACCTTGGCGAACGCGGATCCGCCGTTGCGCCAATCAGTTACGCCGCTTGGTGTTTCGGATGTGCTTCGAATATCATTCGGAGCCGTCGCCGGCAGGGCATTGGATTCCTCATCCAACCGCTGGGCATGCTCCGGATGCTCCTGCTCCAGATCGGCCATGGCGCTGGAAATGAAGGCTTCTCCAGCCTGACCCTGATACTTCTCGCCGGCCTTCAACAGGGCCAGCATCTGCGCCTTGTACTCCTCATAGCTGATCGGCTTTTTGCGCAGCGTCCGTTCCAAGGCTGCCGGCGGCGGGTTCGCCACCTCCTCAACAGGGACCGGCTGCCGGGCCACCGGTCCGGTGTCCACGTCCGCAGACACGCCCTGCGGACTTCCCCCGGCCCTCTGAGCTTCTTCGTCCGCCAACTGCTCGGCCAACCGCGCCTTGATCGCTGCCAGCTTGTCGACGTCCGCCTGCCGCAACGTGGCATCGGTGTCCCGCAACTCTGGCCGCACCTGGCGCGGCATGTCCGGAACCTCGCTGACCAGATCCGTCATGCTCTGCCGCTGCAATTCCGGCAGCATCTCACGATACAGCGCATCATCCTCGCGTTGTGCCGTGCGCAGGTGGAGCTGTTTAGCAAGCTCGTCACTAGATAGTTCAGCCCCTGCGAACCCCGCACCCATCAGACCGCCAACCGCCCCCGCCACGGTCAGCCGCCTGGCCAATGTGGCTGTATCCAGGGCATTAGGATCCTCGCCGCTCATGGCCTCCCACACCGCATGTCCCAACTCGGTGACGACCTCCTCGGATCCCTCCCATCCGGCATCCTTGGCCAGTGTCATCAGTCGGTCTCGGATCATCCGGACGCCATGCTCCTTGCCGGCTCCCAGGATCACCCGCTCTGCACCAGTCTTGCCGAACATGCTGGGGATGGCCGTCTCGATGGTCCAGTTGGCCAAGCCTGACCCGATCCCGTTCTGCCGGGCGGCCACGGCCCCTTCCCGCAGGGCCAGGGGCTGCACCGCTGCCCCGACCTCCAGGGCCGCTCGCAGCTTCGGTAGCGATGCCAGGGCCTTCACCCCGCGCACCGGGGCTGCCAGCGGACCGCCGGCCAGCATCAGCGGAAGGTCTGCCGCCACCCCGCCCGCCCCCTGGCGAATGGACGTGAGCAAACCAGGATTGGCGATCTGCACCGATTCCGCGGTACTCTCGGCATCCTCCTGCTCCGATGGACTCCCCAGGCCCAGGGCCTGCTGGGTTGAGCTAATCGACCGCATCGCCCCCGACACCTCTGGAGCCAGCCATCCCAAGCGACCCAAGCGGGAGCGCAGCCGGGCATCATCCTCGCTCGCCTGCTCCTCGCGCAGGATCCCGGACTCGCTCATCCGATCCAGGTTGCGCAGGGCATCCGCCTCAACGCTGCCTGCGCCCTCGATGAACCGGTCCACCGGATCCATGTCCTGGGACACCGGATCCAGACCAGCCGCACGGATGAAGGCATCGAGCTTGCCGGGCATGGTTACTCCGCGGTCAAACTGTCGGTGAACTCGCGCATGATGGCCGGTACATCGGTGGCCGGATTCAGCTTCGTTGCTGCCAGCCGCAGATAGAGCGCCCGCTTGACCATGCTCCGCTTGGCCGGCGTCAGATCCGGCCTGGCCGTGGAGATCGCCTCATCCACCGCACTCTCATCGAAGGCAGATATTCCCCGCTGCGCCAGATCAGCGGACATCGACTCCAGACGATTCCCCAGGCTCCTGGGTGCTGCTCCGTCATCGGCTCCCCAATACTGGTTGGCATAATCAATGTCCTTCTGCCGCTGGCTGGTGCCCTCGGTCAGTTGCTGCCGAAGGGCCTCCTTCCCCGTCGTGGTCCCGCGTCCAGCCGGCTTTTCCAGGCGCTGCAATTCCGCATCCACCTGTTCCCGCATCGGACCCCTCCGCAGGGTGTCGATCTGATCCTGCGTCACGCCAGACTTTCCTCCGATGGCCTCCATCAGCATCCCCGGCACCGCCTTCAACCGCATCAGTTCGATGGGTTCCGGATTGCGGACACCCTTCTCCTGTTCCTCGATCAGCCGCAGTTCCTCTTGCAGGTCGGCCTCGCTGATCGCCTGCTTCTGTCCGTAGTCTCCGGTCCCCTTCTTGGCCATGGCCCGCGATTCCGCCAAGCGCAGCTTTTCCGCCAGCCCCATCGGCTTGGCCGTGGGATTCCCCTTGGCGGTCAGGGCGTCGATCTTCGCCCGGCGCATGGCCATGGCTTCCCTGCCCAGTTCCGCCTCAATGGGATCCTGGACCGTGACCGTCCCACCGGCGGCCGGTTCCTGGATGGTCCCCGGTTCCAGAAAGCCCTCAGCCACCGCCTTGCGGCGATGGATCTTCCGTTCCTGATTCTGTTGCTCCTCGCGCTCCAAGGCGTTCTGCAAGGTCTTCTTGACCATCGCCAACTGGTCGCGGTTCAAGGGTGACCGTGGGACGGTGTCCTGCTCGGGGTTGTTCCATTGTCCCACCCAGGGGCCTACCCCGGCCGGGACCACCGATGGCTCTGCCGGCCCTTCCAGATTCGGATCCGCCACCCCCAGTTCAGCTCGCATCAACGCTTCGCGGAAGGCTTCCTTCTTAGCGTTGCGTTCCCGCAGATCCTGGCGCTCCCGCATGTCGGCCCAGGCCTTCAGACCTCCGGCGATAGTATCAGCGATGGACTGGTTCATCCCGCCCGGCTGGCTCATGGCCCGAAAGGTCAGTCGATCGCTCATGACCTGGCCCCCGCGTACAGCGTCCCCTGGCTGCCAGCGTTCAGCAGTCCACCCAGCGTCTGCCAGGCATAGGCAGAATCCGGAGCATCCAGCCGTGCCAGTTCCGCATCCACCTGGGCAATGGCCTGCCGCAGTTGCATGGACCTGCGCGATCTGCCTGCCGTCCTGGTCCGTTCCCCGATGCCGGCCTTCCAGGCAGCGTCCCCCACACCCTGCCGCCCTCTGCCGACCCGTGCCTGGGCCGCATCCGCGGCCAGTTCGGTATCGGCCAGATCGCCGGCCTGACCGGCCTCGCGCAGATAGGCGGCCAGATAGTCCTGGCTGCCCCCGGGTGCGCCGGTCGGCCGCTCCACCGTGGGCGTGGCCACCGCATTGCCAGCCGTCTCCTGGGAGTCATTCAGCCCGGTGATGGCCGCCGACAACGTGGCGGCCCTGTCCCTGGATCCTTCCCAGGCGTTGGTGCCCAGTTGATCCAACAGGGCCGTCCGCTGCTCCTGCCAGCGGCGTATGGCTCGCTGCCGGGCGCGGGCCGCCTGCCGCCCTCCGATGTAGTTGGCCGCGGCCCCGGCCACGCCCAACCCTACGCCGATCGCCAATGGTGCCACCATGTCATGCTCCTTTCACAGGTTCCACCACGATGCGGTATCGGGACGGCCGTTCTGATAGCCGCCGTCCCTCCAGGCATCGTAGCGTCGTTGATTTTCCCGATCCGCTGCCGTGAAGCCCTCGGTCAGGGCTGGCGTGCCGGTGTTGTTCAGGAATCCCGCCACAGCACTTGCCAGCAGGGTATCATAATCCTGATTGGCCTGACTGCTCATCCCGGCCCCCTGGATCGCCGTGTTCTGGGCCTCCATGGCTGGTCCATAGTCCTCGTCCTCAGCCAGGATCTGTTCCAGCAGTTGCTGCTCCTGATTGCCTAGACCGGTCAACCCGGCTGCCCTGATCTCCTCGGCCTGGGCCTGGGCCTGGGCTTTCGCCTTGGCCAAGCGCAGGTCGATGGCCGCGGTTCTCTCGGCATCCATCGAACTGCCAACCACCCCACCCCGGGCCAGGTCGGCCCGGGCCGCCCCCATCACGTCCCGATGGCCTGCCTCGGACTGCTTCACCGCGCTGGTCCGGAAGGTGTCGGCCTGGTCGTCAATCTGTTTCCTGAAACGCGGATCTCCCGTGGTCTTCTCCAACAGGTCGATCTGTCGCAGGCGATCCTGATCGCTGGTCAACCAGCGCCCTTCCCAGTCCGGTGCGCTGGCAGCATTGGCCGCGGTGAACCCCGTTCCCCGCCCGGTGATGGCATCAGTCAGATACCGCACATGACTGCGGATCGGGCTTCTGGCGCGTTCATAATCGGCTTGGGTCAACATGCTGCCTCCTATGCCGACACCGCGGCGTCATAGAACACGGACCCGGACAGGGGCCGCAGCGACCCCACCGGATTGCCCTGCCCGGCATCGGCCAGATTCCCAGCCCCCATCACCACCCGGCTGTCCGCATCGAAGCGGTCTGATAAAAACGTCAGGGTGTACTTCCGCAGCGTCAGCGGCCCTATCGCCACGTCACTCGCCACCATCTTCGCTTGCAGATTATAATGCCCGGCGTTCTGGCTCACCAGCGTCCAGGAATCCAGGTTGGGGATGTTCTCCAGGAAGGTCGTGTTGGGCGCATCGCAGTCATGGTAGCGGCAGCGGATCCGCACCCGCAGGGTATCGGCATCCACCGCCGCCACGCCCAACAGCGACATGCCGAAGGACTCCTCGTCTCCGTTCATGGCGAACTGCCAGGCCGACAAATCCGTCGACCAACCACCTACCCAGGCCACGTCATTGGCAGTCAGGTCGTCCACATTCGGCGTCAGGGCCGACCACAACGGCAGGCGTGGCGACCCAGTGAAGAACGCGCAGGACCAGGTGCTCCACCCCACCCCGGTCACGTCCACCGCCGCGCTCGATGCCACCAGACCGTCCGCAATGGTCAGTCTCCGCATCGTCCCGGCCACTGCCGCAGCTACCGCTGCCGTCACATTCGACAACGTGGCCAGGTGGGCCGGATCCGTCGCCTCGATGCCGCTGACCTTGGCGGTGAACGCCTGCGTGCCATCCCGCAGGGCCACCATGTCCCGCCGCACCGCTTCCGCGGCCCCGGTGATGGCATTGGCCGCCCGCAGCAGCAGACCTCCGATCATCTGTCCACCGGTCAGCAGCAGGTAGTTGGCCCCCAGGATGCCAGCGATCATGGTCGAAACCTCGCCGCGGTTCACCCCGTCGTCTTCCTCCTCGCTGGCCTCCACGTGCTTCAGCCGGTTGCCGCCGCAGTCCAGATCCCCCAGCATGGCCGCCAGCCCGGTCCTGGGAAGGTATCCCGAGCCAGCCCCCGGCGATACCAGGATGATGACCTGCTTTCCGGCCGCTACCGCGCTGGGCAGGGAAACCCGACTGGCGTTGATCCAGGTGATGGTTCCGCTGATCCGGTTGCCATCCACCCAGGCCATCGGCGTGTCGTGGTCCACGTCCCAGGTACCCACCAGATCGAACTGTTGTTCGCTCCCGGTGGTCACGCGCAGCGTCCGCGACGGCCAGATCACCGTGGCCAGAAAGTCCATGAGCACCGCCTGATCGTAGATCATCGCGTCACCTCCAGGGCCAGATCATCCAGACGCCAGTCGGCCCCAGCCTCGGCGTCGAACACCCGGATGGCGATCGACTTGCCCACCTTGGTCACGGGGAAGGACACCGGTTCCGGAGCGCGACCCGGCACGATCGTCGGTCTACCCAGCAGCGTCTCATCCACCGCCAGGGCCGGCCGGTCATCGGCCACCACCTGCACCGCCACGGATTCCGTGCTGGTCACAGACACCCGCAGCGCGACCTGATCGTATTCCGATCGGTCCGGCACGCTCTCATACAGCACCGGGATGGCTGCCGTGGTGGACGGTCCGGTATCATCCACGTCGATCGACGGATTCAGGCTGAACAACATGTTGCCCGACCTGATCCAGGTCAGTCCCTGGGCTTCGGCAAAGGCATGCACCGGCACCGGCAGCCGCCAGGTACTCCACCCGCGCACCGATTCCCCCGGCACCATCGACAGGCACAGCACGTCCTGGCCGAAGGCCAGCAGATAGCACCCCAGTCGGCTGCAATAGTGTCCGATGGGTTCGAGCGACAGGTTGGCCGCCAGATTCAGGGCATAATCGTCCACCTTGCCACCCATGGCATCGGCCCGAGCGTCCAGGGTCTGCGTCACCTGCGACACCAGGCGGATGCCCGAGTCCGACAGGAACACCAGATCCCCGTTAATCTCCACCGGCGAGCGTTCGGCCCGCGTGCCCGGCCCGGCCACGGCCTGTTCCAGCCCGATCCGGTTCTGGTTCTCATCCATCCGGTACAAGAGCACGGCCCCGCGATAGAACACCGCCACCCGCCCGGCGAAGGTTCCCAGGCACATGGGCCGACCTCGCCCGGCGGAATAGTTGGCCACGTCCAACGACAGCGGCCCGTCATCGGTCGATGCCGAAGTCCAGTCCTCCAGGGTGGCCGGATCCGTACCTTCCAAACGCGAACCGCGCAGCGAACGCAGATTGCCATCCAGGGTCCAGGCCCGGCCGGCGGCCTTGATCAGACTGAACTGCGGGGTGAACCCCGGCGACAACAGCGTGCTCGTCCCCGGCTCCGTCCCCGTGGGTGGGCAGTGGTGCAAAGCAGTCGAGTCATCGGCCAACTGCACCAGCGCCATGGTCCGTCCGCTGAAATCAGCGATGGCCCCCAGCACGGCAGCGATCGACTGGCCCGGGTCGGTGATGTAGTCGATGGTCACGGTGGGGGCCAGATTGCTGTCATCGGTGCCGCTCGGGGCAAGGATCCGCAGATCATCCCCCACCGCATGCAACCCCACCGACCCGGCCGGCAAAGCCAGCCGATAATCCAATGCCGGCCGGCGCACCGGGCGTCCATTGGTCGTCACCACTATATTTTTCAGATGGGTGCAGAATCCCGGCGCATTGGCCATCCCCGGCCGCAGATCCAGCCCCTTGCAGGGGATCAGTGGCTTCTTCATAGGATGCTCCAGGTGGCTGTATCCACGTCCCATCTCAGCGTGCGCAGCCATAGATATTGCTGCGCGGATGGGGATTCGTAATCGGTATGCAGGTTTTCATCCGGTCCATATCCAGGGAAACCATCCCAGTAATGATACACATAATCATAATGCGGCTGGCAGGTGCAGGCATGCTCTACGTCAAGCCCTCCATGGCTGGCGTCGTCTGACCATATTCCGACTTGAATGTCAACATGTTGCCCAGGGGTAGATCCGTCAACAAGGCCACTCAGCGTGATGTTTCGATCTCCGCAACGAGGATAATATGGATAGTTAGAAGGGACATACCATCCCGCCCCAGCGCCCTTGCAGTTCAATTCCGGTCCTGCGGCTGGCGCAAGGACCTGGATGGCTCCATAATTTGGCAGAGCAGTAACTGGATAGTACGCTGCACAACTGTCCTGGGTCAACCCGGTTCCTACCGTCAACGAGACTGGCATTATCCTGGTGTGGTTGATCACGTTTGTGGTTTTTTGCCCATAGCCGTCGATGATTTCGGCCGTCAACGTGTGCGCCCCGATTCTTCCAATCGCCACATATTCCGGCGGAGTTGGCAGCAAGTTGATGACCTGCGTGCCTCCAGGACCTGTAATGGTCAGCGTTGCGGTAACTATGGTAGTGGATGCGTCGCACCCATAGCCCACGCTATAACTAGCCTCTGGCGCTGACGTGTCACCACTGACATAATGCCAGATGAAATATGGCGCGATGACATCGAAGATTGTCCCCGTCGCCTCGATCACAGCACCCTCCCGGTCACGGTGGCCCTGACCTTGAAGCTGCGATTCCCTTGGGTGCCACTGCGGTTGATGATCGCCACGCTCACCGTGGCCCCCGCCGCCGGCACGCTGATGGTCGTACTCACGCCGGTATAGTCAGTCCCGGCCTTCGCCGTCCCATCCACCGTCACCACCGTCGCCTCCACACTGCTACCGCCATCCGTCCTCTGGATGGTGAACACCGCTGGCGTCACCACCTCAGGCAGCCTCGGCGAACTCGGGTTGAACGCCCACACCACCCGCACCACCAGGGCCAGGGCATGCAGCCCCGACCCCAGCATCTCGATCCAGTTGTCCCCCGGCGACAAGGCCACCGTCAGGTCCGTCTGCACCCCGGCCGGCACCGCCACCAGTTGTCCCGATGGATACCGCACCGTCATGCCCTCGCTGGCCGTCACCCGCAGGGCATAGGTCGTCGCCTCGGTGGCCAGCCGCACCACCGCCCCATCCCCGCCCCCGGCGGTCTTCTGGATGGTCGTTGATCCCAGCACCACCACCGCGACCTGATCCGCGCCCCGCACATACTCCCGACCCCCGACCAGACCCGGAGCCACCCGCTGCCCCAGCGTCAACCGCTGGGCATACCGGGCCTCCTGGCCCCGTGGGCACCGGATCCGGGCCGGACGCATCATTCCCACCCATCCCGCCGCCAGGCGCTCAGGCTGAACGTTCTGCCCGGTTGCTGGCTGGCTTTGAAGGATTCCAGGTAGGCCGTGTGTTCGGCCAGCAGTTTCTGCGCCTTGTCCTTGTCGTTGCACATGGCCCAGGCGGCCCGGCCGATCACCGCCACCGGATCCAGGGCCAGGGTATCGGTTTCCTCCTCCAGGTCGCTCACCGCTGACCGGTACTCGATGCGGATGGTCCCCGCGCCCGGATCGGGCCACAGCTCCATAACCTGCACCGGTCCCAGCTCCGCCGTCAGAACCGCAGACGATCCACCGCCTGGCGTCAGGGTCGGCACCCCGCTCCATCCCGCCCCGCAGTCCTCGATGGTCACGCTCTCGATGGCCCCGCCGTCCGTCACCAGGGTCAGCACCGGATCATGGCCGTAGGTGGCCCGGGTTCCCCCCGACACCACCACGGCATCATCATCGGCATATCCGCTGCCCCCGTTGTCCACCGTCACCCCGATCAATCCGGTGGTGGCGGTCATCTGATACTTCTGCGGCCACCCGGTCGGCGTGGGCTGCTCGCGCCGGTCAATGCCAGCCGTCAGCACCGTGCGGGTCGTCCCGTCCGACCATTCCACATGGTCAGGCTGCCCCAGCAGGCAATCCGCCGGCAGATCCACGAACCGCTGACCACCGGCCACCGCCTTCTCCACCACCCGCGCCTGGCGCAGGTAGGTATGGGTCACGGCCAGGTCGTCCTGGGCAGCGTTCAGCCGGCCCAGGATCTCGGCATCCAGAAGCGGGTTGGCCACGTCGTCATCGACCAGGCCCAGGCGTTGTTTCACCTTGGCGATGGCCCTGGCTACGGTCATACGGGTCGCTGCCGGCATGGCCCCTCCGATCGGTCAGGTCATTCGCTGAGTTTGCCCTTGGCCTTGGCGGCCTTCTCCTGGGCGATCAGATCGCGCTGGATGCGCGCCTGGTCGGCCCGCTCGTACTCCGCGGTGGCCTCAGCCTCGCGCTGCATGGCCGCCGCCAGGGCCTCCGGTCCCGGATAGACCGTCCGCACCACCTCGGCCTTGTAATCGCCGCACAGGCGTCCGAACTCCTCCAGGGGGGTCTGCGGACGTTCCATCACCGAGGTATGCTTCTCGGTGGTGATGTGTGCGGATGCGGGCCATCCCGCCCGGATGATGGGCATCTCATAGGCGGGGATTGGGTAGAACACCCGGGTTCCCCCGGAATGGACTTCCATCTTGTGGACTTGGAAGCGCATGGTGCTTCCTTTCTGGTCAAGGCCCCCGACCGGGGCGCGTCCATGCCACGCTGCCCCCGGCCGGGTGCTGGTGATGACGGGGTTGGGTCAAGGCATGGCCCCGTCAAGGTCAGGTCAGGAGTCAGCGGCGACAAAGACGCCGTTGGCTCGCGGACAGTTGCAGGTCAGGCAGTCGGTGTGATCGAACTGCGATTCCAGCAGACGCTGGCGCGGCTGATCGCACGGTACGCTCAGGAACTCGTCCAGCCCCTCCTGGACCAGGTAGTCCCAGCTCGGTTCGTACAGGCAGTACATGCGATCGGTGAACGGGGCCGCGATGCCGGTGGTCGGATAACCACTGCCGGCATTGGCGATGGTCACGGTGGCCAGACGACCGATCCGCACGTCATCTCCGTCCACCTGGGTCAGGCCTGCCCCGCTCGATGCACTATACACGGTGCAAGTGATCGAACCGTTGGTTCCGCTTCCCGCATTGCCGATGGCAATGGACGGGGCCGCGGTCAGACCTTCACCAGGATCGGTCACGGACACGCCGGCAATGGTCCCATCAGCCGCCACATAGGCGATGGCCTGGGGCAACCGGGTCGGGCTGCCGCCACCGCTGAACGTCAGGGTGAGCTGCGACATGCCCACACCGACTTCGCTGGACGCGACGGTATCCATCTCGTCCAGGGTGTTGTCCCATTCCAGGCTCATGTCCTTGGCACCCAGGCCCAGTCGCTCATCGGTCAGGAAGGCCTGCACCTTGCCCACATCGTTGGTGGCCTCGGTCTGGAAGGCGGTCTTCAGCTCGATCTGTGCGCCCAGCTTGTCCAAAAAGCCCTGGCCGGCGAAGCAGCGGAAATTGCCCCTGGGCAGTCCGCTCATCCGGGCCGCCACGCGCACCTGGCGGAAGAACTTCTTGAGCTGGGTCAACAGCGTTCCGCTCGATCCGGTGGTGCCACGCGGACCCATCCACGGACAGCCGGCAATGTTGCCACTGGCACCGGCAAACAGCACATGCTGGACCCCGCGCACGGTGCCACGGTTCAGGCCGTCACTGCCGGCCACCGCGCCACCGTAATAGCCGTAGTTCCTGATCGGCAGGATACCGTTCAGGCCGTACAGGCCCTTGGAGCTGGATCCCTGCCGGTGCATGCGCAGATCCAACAGGTCCATGTTGCGGGCCAGCCAGCTCTGGGTGTCTTCGGTCAAGCGGTTGTACAGCACCCGCTCGCTCGACGGATCACGGCGCACGGCGCGGGCATCCAGGCTCTTGCCGTTGTCATTGGGCAGGATGGTGACGCCACTGACCTTGCGCAGGTCATCGAATCCCCATTTGATGGCGTTGAAGAAATTGGAACTGGAGAACGTGGTCCACAGGGTGTTCTGGACCTCGACGGGGTTGTTCAGGCTGTCCGAACCGGACCATTCCTGCCCGGCGATGTTGTAGGCCGGCTCCTTGATGCCGATCAGCACCCCGTCGCCGGTGAATTGGGTGGTCTTCTTGCGTGATTGCATGAAGTCGTACATGAGCCGGGGCATCTGGCCAGTCTTGGTCAAACGCTTTTCCAGCACCTTCTTGCGGGCAAGGCCGGCCAGACGGGCGGCCTGATTGGAGCCGATGATGGCTGCCATGGTTGATTCCTTGGGGTCTTACTCGATCTCTCCCCGCTGGAGTGCCTCAAACTCTTGGTCTGCGGTCATGGGTTGAGCGGGTGGAGCGAGTCGTGCGGGCCGCACAGTGCGCGGTGCGGCGGGTCGCGTCTGGCTGCGTCGTGCCAGCTCCGATCCCAAGGCCTTCCGGTAGGCGTTCGCATGCACCTTCGGCGTGATGACCACGCCCATGTCTTCCAGCTCGTCCATTTTCTGCTGGACGGCCGTCTCGACCTTTTCAGCGATGTCCGCGGCCACCTTCTGGCCGTGGGTCGCCTTCAGGGTCTTCCCCATTCCTGCGATTTCCGCTTTCAGCGCCAGGATCTCAGGATCCACCGTGCGGGCATCCCGCTTCGGCGGTATATCGGCCTTGCGTGGTGGTGGCGTGTCCGCCTTCCTGCGCTCGGCCTTGGCCGCTTTCAGGGCGGCCAGTTCCTGATCGGCATCGAAGGTTTCGGTCGCTGCCCGTTTCAGGGCCGCCGCAACCTCCTGCTCCGTGAATCCATCGGCGGCGGGTTGCTCACCGATGAACGCTGCCAGCTCGGATCGGGCGCTCGTGTCTCCGGTCTTGGCCTTGTGCAGGCGGACCAGGAACGTCGCCAGCTCCTCGGGCGGCACCCCGACCTGATCGAAGCGTTCCAGCAGTTTGTCGGTGAAAGCCGACTCCCGCTGCAATTCCTTCGTCAGTTTCTCGACCTCGGCCTTCGACTGCTTTCGGGCCTCCAAGGCCCTTGTCAGCTTCTTGACCGGGACGTGACCCCGTTTCAGTTCCTCGGGCGTCGGATCGCTCTCGTCCTTCTCCGGCGGCTGGGGCGTGGGTGCCTTCTGCTCGCCCTCCGGATCAAGAGCCTGCGACGGTTCCGCTGGCTGCTCGGTGGTGGGTGCCTCCCCATCGCTGCCTTCCTTCAAGAAGGCTTCCAGCTCGGCATCTGCCTCGCCAGGTTGGGGGGTGGTGCTGCTCTCGCTCTCCCGTTTGGCCGGCTGCTCCCCGCCGTTCGCGGTCGCTTCAGCATCCGAACTACCGCCGATCGCGGCCTGCTCGGTCCCCTCCGGTTCGCTGGCATCGACTTGGGGAGTCGTGTCGCCTTCGGCTGGGCTGGTCTGTTCTGCATTGCTATCAGGCATGGTTCCTCCGTCAAGGCATGGTTGACGGTATTCCCGGATTGGCCGGTGCCGGCAACGCGCCAGCGATGGCCGGATTGCCGGCAGGTGCTGGCAGACCGGGGATGGTGGGTTGTGGTTGGGCCAGGGCTGACCTGAACTTGACCAACTGCCGAGCCCCCTGCGGCACGTCCACCGTGCGCAGGATCGCAGAAATCAGCGGGGCCATGTTCACCTCAGCCCCGATACGGTCGCCACGCTCCTTCAGATCGAAGGCCTTGGTCAGGGCATCCATGGCATCATTGATGGAGCTGGCCGCCTGCGCCCGGGCGGCGCGTTTGCTGCCGGCCGCGTTCACGGTGATGGACAGCGTGCGCAACAGGTCATCACGGGTTGGGGCCGGTGGCCAGAACGCCGCCTGCCCGATCAGCCAGCGCACGGTCTTCTCTGGCAACAACACATTGGCCATGGACAGGGCTGCCTCAAAGATCCGCTTCCAAGCCGTGGCCATGGCCAGGGCATGCCGGCCATCGTTGGCCTGGCTGTTGTCGTTGGCGATCTGCGCCTCGGTGGCGAACCGGGCGGTGTTCACCACGCCCAGCTCCGACAGGCTCATGCCCATCACCAGTTCCAGCAGTCGGAACAGTTGTTCCAGGTCGTATTTCGCCGGGTTCCAGTCATCCGATGCGATTTCCCGCATCGCCTCCTTGATGCCTGCCGGGTCCTTGACCTCGATGGCATCATGGGGCCGGGCACCCATCAGCTTTTCCAGCTCGCCCGGATCCATGGATCCCTTCTTGTACAGATACCGCTTCATCGAAGCCCACAGCGACTCCTGCCCATCGGTCAGCTTCTGGTTGATGGCATCGTTGATCTTGCGGATGAATGACACGTCCGACCGCGGCACCATGGCCCCATCGAAATCGTTGGCCGACACCCCCACATATGGGTGTCCCCAGGCCGGCATCACGTCGGGGACCTCATCCACCAGCAGCCGATCCAACCCCTCGATGAAGATGACATGCCGATGGGTCAGGCGGTCATACCGGTCCCACACAATGATCTTGCCGCGTTGGATCCGGTCCTCATAGGTGCTGGCATCCGGATCCGCGGCTTCCGCCTGGTCGCGGATGCTGCGTCCGGTCGTGTCGCGCTCGTTGTCGCTGGCCTTGGCCATGATCTGGTCGCGTTCAGCCGGCGTCAGCCCGAACTGGGCAGTGGCCAGGTCGATGTGCATGGGCACCTGTTCCTGGACCCAGGCAGCCCGGTCGATCTGGCTGAACGGCACCGACCAATCCCAGCGCAGGTTTTCCGGCCGCAGCAGATCCAGGATCGGGCCTTCCCATACGTCCGGCTCCGGCAGCAGTTCCCGCTGGGGAACCTCTCCCTTCGGCATGGCGGCCAGGCCGTCCCATTGGTCCATCCTCAGCCGTGGATCGCTCGATATGCCCATGGACACCCGCTGCGCCCGTTTCCGGGCGTAGTCGGTCAGTTGCATCAGCTCGGTGTATTGGTCGTCCTGATCGCTGAAGATGCCGGCCGCATACTCAGCCGACCGCAGGGCCAACAGGGCCAGTTGATCCTCGCTGGTCCGGCGCATCGACCCGGTGGCGGTGCGCTTCCAGTCCTGTCCCCATTGGATCTTGAAGATCGACAGGCCCACGGTGAACATCCCCAGCGCGGCCGGGATCGACAGTTCCGTCAGCCCCATCTCCTTGCCCAGCTTCGCCCCCAGGCACTCGGACGACTCCGCGATCCGTTCCTTGGCCTCGACTTCCAACAGGAAATCAGCCTCGGCCTTATCGGCAGCCTGGATCAGTTCCCTCGCATCGGTGTACCCCGCCATCACCTGTCGTGTGGATGCGTTCCGGATGGCATCCTTGCGCACCACATCCACCGACCCCGGCGAGCGTTCCGACTGCACCGACAGATCCGTTTCGGTCGGGATGATCTTGGCCAGCTTGGTCTGGATCATCCGCCCGGCCAGGTTCACCCCCAAGGTGTTGGGGGCATCCTCATAGAACAGGGTGGTATGCAGATACTTCCGGTCGCTCTCCCAGCGGTTCCAGGCGGTCTGCATCCACGCCGGCACCCGCGCCTCGGCCAGCCATCTCTTGATCGACTGCCGCACATGCTCCGGACCTTCGCGGACCTCGTTCTTCGGGGATGCCGTGGCCACCATGTCCGTCGCAGGATCAGGGGGTTCCATGCTCATCCCTTCTTCGTCCGACGCTTCACGAACCTGGCGAACGCTGGCTGATCTGCCGTCTTGCGGGCGATGGCCCGTTTGACCGGTTCCGCCGTCTCCGGCGGCAATGCCTCCACCGCATCGACCACCGACCCCATGGCGTCCTTGGCCCGGCGCAGGGCCAGGGCCGCCGCACCGGCAGCCGGGATGCCCAGCACCGACGCGATCCCCAGCCCGATCTCCAGCCAGGACCATCCGCTCATGCCGGTGGGCGTCAGCCAGGGCTTGGACGGAATCGGACCCAGGCCTGGGTTGTGCCGCAACCCTCCCTGGCCATCGCTGACCGATTCCCCCATGGGAGCGGTCGGCACCGGCTTGTCGGTGCCATTGACCACCACCACCTCGCGGGGCGGGCAGGTCGATCCCAAAAACAGGATGCAGATCGCCAAAAGCACCAGGCGTCCCATGCTCAGGCCCTCGCCCGTTTCATCAGCGCCTCGGTATCAATCTGGGCCGCCGGATGGGCCGGATGCTCGTGGTCATCATCCGACCTCAGCGGGCAGCAGCGGATCGCCTTCACCAGGGCATGCAGGGTCGTGGCAAACTCCCGATTGGTCGACGTGGCATCACACAGCGCCTTCGTCATCCGCTCGCTGTTTTCACGGATCGCCTGGGCAAAGTCCTTGGAATCCGTCACCCGTTCGGCCTGGATCTTGGCCTGCGCCTTGGCGATGTCGCAGACCTTTTTCCACAGGGCCACGATCGCCAGAGTCATAGCTCCGGCGATCGGACCCCCGATGGTCAGCAGTTCATTCATGTCGCGTTTTCGTCCCAGATCCGACCAGGGTTTATGCGTCGGCCAGGTCGGTAGGCACGGCATAGACGATCCGCACCCGCACACTGCCCACGGTCAGGGCCGTATCACCGGCCCCACCACCTGTGGCGCAGGCGCACACGTCGATGGCCTCCTGGCTGGCCAGTACGGCATGGGTGGGGATGGTGCTGATCTTTGCGTTCTTGGTCAGTGCCGAAGTTTTGCCGTATTTGTCGGGGTCGCTGGCGTTCGGACCCAGGCCAACCTTGACCGTGGTGCTGCCACCGGTCAAAGCGGACTGGACATTGGCCTGCACCGCCAAAATCACAGCCCCGGCCGGTATGGGCGTGGTCATTGCCTTGTAGAGAGCGGCGTTTCCTGCGAACGAAATCGTCTCATCAATGACTTTGATCTGTAATCCTTCGGTGGCCACGGCACCGAAGCATTGCGCCACGGCTGGAGCTGCTGCTCCAACCGCAGACACCGTTGCCGTTCCCAGGACCGGAAACGTGGTGGCCACCCCAGCGGCGGTGATTCGCATCCGCTCGACGTCATTGGTCTTCATGACCAGGGGGTATTCGTTCTCCGTACCGATGTTGACCACATCGATATCATCGGGTTGGCAGGGCCGTACTGGGGCGACGCCCATGGCAGGGTCAGCGGACATGTCAGTCTCCTTTCGGGAGTTGGGTTGGTTTTTCGTTCTCGGCGGTGGATTTCTCAAGAAGGGCTTGATCCAGAACGGCCAGCAGTTGATTCATTTCCTTACAAGAAGCTGATTTCACACATCCATTTCCCAGGCGTTGCGCCAGCTCATCAAACCACTGTGCAACCTGAGATGTCAGTTTATGGGGTTGGGTTGTCACGTTTATTGTTCCTTGTTCTTGATCTGACGCTTGGCGAGTTTGCGGAGTACGGCGAGGGCATCGGCGACCTTGATTTCGTCGATGACTTCATTCTTGATTTCGGCGTTGAGCGGCACGACCAGATGCTTGCGGGTGGCGTCGCCGCAGGGTTGGCCGGTGGCGGTGACCGGGACGAGATTGTAGTAGAGGTCCAGACGGTCCAGGCCGTCTTTGAGCCGGTACTCGACGCGGTCGAGGTCCAGGCGGGATTCGGCAGGTGTTGCTGATTGGATTGGGTCGTCGATCATGGTGTGCCTCAGGTGGCAATAAAGCCGTGGGTACGCTGCATCGCCAGGACCGTGTTCAGCTTCGACTTTAGCGCGTTGACCAATGCGATTGCTGTAGCCAGATCAGAGGCGTCAGCGGTTGATTCATCAGCAATGGCGGCTTGCTGCTTTTTGAGTACCTGGGTTCCGTCGATTTTGATGACGCCGCTGCATTTCAGGTCGCCACCGGCGAAGATGGACTTTTCCGCGGCGATGCCGCCTTCGGTGACGATGGAGCCGGTGTCTTTGTCGGTGGCGTCGGTGGTATCTCCGTTGAAGATCTTTTTCGCAAACGCCCCACCACCAGCCGTATTGATCGAGGCGCTGGTGTCAGTTGGACCGGTGGCGTCGGTGGTATTGTCGCACTTGATGATACCAGTGTTGTGAATCGCGCCAGTGATTCGTAGTTCCTCAGTACCGCCGGGGTCTGCTCCTATCCGTATGCCTCCAACAACAATAGACGCCATTTCCCAATCCGCGCTTCCCGCATTTGGCTGCAAAAATTTTATATTTCGGTTTACTAATATTTCCGTTCCATTACCGCTGAATGACCCGCCTGCTACGCTTGCCGGGTTTACACCCAAGGCAATGTCGCGGT